TAAATCGGTCATGATTTAACTCCATTCCGTTAAGGTGCTGATTGCAATATCGCAAGCCAGCAAGTCTCCTGTTGGCAGGTTCAGCACTTTAGGGCTGGACACGCTGCCTACATTGAACACGATTGTTGAGGCATCCAAGAGCTGAAAGACTCTAACGACATCATCTTCAATTCCTGCAAGGTTTCCCTGATTGTCCAGTAATGGCACAAGGATGGTGATAGTAAAGTTGGCTAATGGCGCTACTGATGTGCGGTCATTGTTTGTAGGCGTGATGTATGGATCAGCAGGGCTGACGATAACGCTGTTAGCAATAGGCGTAGCAGGTGGGAACGAAAACACGCTCCATTTAGTATTGTCAGTAAGCGCCGAGGCTATAGAAGCTCGTAAGGTGGTTATCGCTGGCATCAGCCCACCATTGAGTTAGGGCTTAAGTAAGGTGCAAGTAAGCCACGAACGCGAGCCATGAGCTGATTAGACATTGTGTAAGGGCTTGGTGCGTAGCCGTCAATGGATACGCCTTGACCTGTTGGCGCTTGACGCGCTTGCCAGATAGCCACGCTGATCATGAGGCTTGCTTCCTGAATGGCAGGGATAATTGTGTAATCCACATAAGTAGTAGCTGCTACTTGACCAAAGGGATTTATTGGGTGAAATGTCTTAACGACATTAGCCGCATGAGTAGTTGTAATCTGGATGCTTTTTTCACCAACGCCATTGACTGTCTTTGTGCCATTAAAGTTAGAACCACAATTGGTAACGACAATTTGCTGACCTACATAAAATACGTCTTGGACATAATCCTCAAAGTAAAGAACGCCTGCTGTGCCGTTATTTGAGTGACCTGATACTGGAGTCGTGTTAGTCCATAGAAAAGGCAACAAGACATCATCAGACGCATCGCAGACTGACTGCAAAACTGCATCAGTATAGAGAGTTCCGATACCTAGTGCGGTACGAAGCTCTGCGACTGTTGTGAGTGCCATTGTTATCCTTTCTAAAGACTAGAGGGAGCTGCAAGGGCTCTGGCAGCCCCCTCTAGCGACTTAGGGTATTGCTATTATGTAAGGTTGAACTTACGAACGCCCTTACCTGACTTAGCCAAGTAAATTGCGAGGTATCCGTAGAGGTTGATTTCAATCTCGCCTGTTGTAAGAACATTCACGCGAAGTTGTGTTGTTGGTGATTCCCATGTGTAAACTGATGATGGAGCAACCAAGAACATTGAGTTGTCAACAACACCTGAAGTTGTGATGTTGTGATCTACGATGAGGTCTGTACCAAGTACGCCACCAACAACGCTTGTAGCAACTGCGTTGCCTGATGCGTTCTGTGTTGCGCCTTGTGCTGAATAGAGGCTGCGTCCAGTTGTGTCCGCGAATCCTGCGATTGCTGCCCAAGCATCGGTTGATGCTACGAGCTTGTTAGCGAAGTCTCCGCCTGTACCCTTGTATGCGGCTGCGCCTTCTACAGATACGAATGACTGAAGTCCTGCTGCTGTTGCTGCTGTTGTTGCAGCAGTTGTACCTGATGATACATAGGCTGCTAGAAGTGCTGCGTCTGTAGCCTTCTCGTATGCCTTGCGAAGTTCTGCCATCATGAGTTCCATGAACGCAGGTTGGCTGCGATCTACGAGCTCGAAACTTACACGCTGCAATCCACTAAACTTTTCGATGCTGATTGTGTCATAGGCTGAGGTCATCCCAGTTTCTGATGGTGCTGCACCTTCGTTGGTGTCTGCAACTGTTGGTGCGACATCTGCTGTTGATGCATTGGTATAAAGGCGAGGAACTGTGAATGACATCCCGTCAATTCCTGCAAGTGATCCACGAGTTGCTGCCTCGAAAGCAGGGCGTCCTGTGAATGTGTCTGTAATGAAAGTGTTGAGGTGTGACGGAAGTGTCAAACCTGTGTTTGTTGAAGTGCTGTCATCTGCTGCACGAATTGTACGGCGTGCTTCGTCATCGCCAAGCGCTGACTTAATAGATGCTTCGAGGTATTGCGCTGATGAGATTGGCGCTACACGCTCGCGGACGTAGTGAGATGCCGCAACTGTTGGGCGAGCTGCTTCTTCGGCTGCTGCTTCAACTGCTGGAGCTTCTACCTGTGTGGTTGATTCTTCCACAATGGGCTCGCTTTCTGGTTGGGTTTCAGCAGGGATAACTTCCTCTGCTGCGATCTCTAATACTTGAGCAGACTTAAAGGCTGGCTCTGTTACTAGAGAAACTTCTTTGAGTTTTGCTGCTGTGACTACTGTGTGTCCAGCGCGTGATGGTGCTGATGCAATAATCTCTGCACCGATTGACAAGCCAGAGACAAGTCCTTCTTGTGCCATAACAAGCGCATCGTTGCCAACTGATGAACGTGACAACTTAAAGGTTGCATAAATGCCATCTGGTCGTACTGTAGCTGTAAGCATGCGACCAATAGGCTTTTTCATGTCGTGCTGTGATAGCAACTTAATCTTTGATGGATCGTCAATCTCAATAGAGCCCGCCTCGAATACAACGCGGCCAAGATTGGTATTGCCAATTTCGCCGCTTCCCATTGGGACAATCTTGCCGCTGATTTCGCGGCGTTCTTCGCTGCACTCGATTGAGGCTGCTTCGATGTATAGAGTCTCCATTAGAGCCCCTCACTTCCGTTAGGTGTTAGGTCTGTCATTTCCATAGCTTGTTCAGTTGTAATCAGCCCTAGAGTTAGCATCTTTTCAATTACTTCAAGTTCCTTGATTGGGTCTTGCTTAAGGAAAGTGTCAAATACGCTAAAACGCACTTCATGTCCTGCTGTAGAAATGTCATCCATTGAGAGCCTTGTCTGAATCGCCTGAATGTAAGGCTCGATGGACATCGCATAAAACTGTTTTCTCTCGTCTTGAATGTTAGAGTACGTCATACTCTGGTTCATTTCTGAGCTGAGCATGTAGGCAGGTACGTTCATGGCGCGGGCGATTTCAGTAGAAAGGTTTTGGATCCCTTCTACCATCATCATCTCTTTAGGTGAAAATTGTGTTGGTTGGAACTCAAGAGTGCTAGTGAGATAAGCAGTTGAGTTGTTATTGCGGCTACGCTTCCAAGCTGCAAGGAGACCAGAAACTTCATTAGGTGGAAGGTCTGCGCCTGTGTTCTTGAGGATGCCAGATGCCATTGGTGTAGCTGATGCGATAGATGCAGCTTTGTTAAGTTGGATAGCAGAGTTAATTGTCTGACCAGCGCGCTCTAACACGCCCTCATCGAATCCCTGAATAGTCACAATGTCGTTCATGCTGATTGGAGCAGCATCAACATAATACTGGGTGACGTAGATGCCTTCTAGGTCAGTTGTAAAGGTAACGCGTGAGTTAGCAATCCACTCAAACGCAGCAGGGCGCTGATCCTCTTGATAGCGTTCTGTAATCCTAAGATAACTGACCCCATACATGAGGAGCGAGTCCACAATCCAGCAGATAGTGATAAATGATGGTTGATTCTTTGCTAGTTGATTAACCCAGCGAGGCGATGCAATCTTCTCGCCTGTGCGCTTGTTGTAATACTCAAGTGGAATTCCTGCGACTGTTCCACAGATAAGGTTGCGGGCTCTAGCTACTGATGGCACAGACATGGCTTCTTTGCGTGATACGCGTAAAGCAATCTGGCTGTAAATCGAGGGCAGATTCTCGCCCATGACCTGTGGCGCAAGCTGCGCTTCTAATATCTGTGGCTTACGCGAAAAGAGACCCATAGGGTGCAATTATACACTACATATAGATTATTCCGAGTATATAGCCGCTACCTGTTGTGGTTTGTAAAGCATGTGAACAACCATGGCGGTTGCAATGGCTCCAGAAACATCGCCCGCACTTTTGCGTTTAACAATGCGCCAAGCCGAATCATTAACCTTGGCTGCGCAGTTATTCATCTGCTGAATCCAGTTCTCCTGACCCGCATGTACGAGCCGCTTTGAGTTAAGACTGTCGTTAAGGTCTCCGCATGCCTGATAGAAGGATGCCCCAGAGATGTCCTGCGTAATCTGTCCAGCGTTTGAGAGCTTGTCCGCAATCGACTGGGCTGTGTACTTGTCGTAGCAGATTTGACGCGGGCGGTACTGGTCAGCCCATGCCTTGATGTCTACCGCAATCTTTAGATCATCAACGCTTACTTGTGACTCCCACGTCTGTAGGATTCCAACTCCGATGCGACCATCTGGGAGTATCTGTCCAGCAACCAGACTTGCATTACGGCGAGACGGACTGACATCAAATGCAAATACTGTATAGCCGCCCACAGGAATCGTGAGTGTTGAGTCGCTCGTCTCCTCAAGGATTCCATGAGCCCACGGGCTCGCCAAAGAATCGATCCATTGACACAATAGCTCCGTTCTAGTATTTTCAATAGGACTTGTCGCAACAGCTTCTTCAAGGGATTCCTCACTTATCGTATATCCGAGTGCTGGGTTGGCTTGAGCCCAACCAACACGATCTGTAATCTTGCAATATTGGGGAGCGCTGTACTCATAAAATCCAAAGCTCTTAGGCGGGTTCTCTAACGCTCTTTCTCTCATGCCATTGAGGACTACCGAGAAAGCGTCTCCTGCATTTGAGGTAAGAAGCGTTTGAGCATTTGGACGCGCTCTAGTTGTAGGGATAGCCGCTCTATATCCTTCTTCGTTAATCTCTCGGAGTTCGTCAATG